GATCCCGGGGGACCATATAGGACGGCAAACTTCTGTATCCGTTTTGAGTCACCAGCAACGATAGATCCGATGAGCCACTCAAGTTTTCTTCGAGCGTCCTCATCATATAGAACTCCAATAAGTCTTCCCCAAGCGTCCGGTGAACCATCCTCCAGTGAGTAGGGTAGTCGAGCGGTACCATAGTCTTCCTTTCTAGAAGGGGTGTCCGCAAATATGAGTTTTGTGTTCAGCTCGTGGCCGTTATCAGGGAGGCGACTCTTCCACGTCTGGAAGCTAGTCCATCCCCCATTGCTGTAATTGGCCAAGGGCTTCACGACAGTATCGATCGATCCCTTCTTCTCCGCCTGGTATGAGAATAGGTCCTTGTCCACAATATGAGCGACGTCAAACTCATCTGTGGACCAAAGACCCTTCTCCTCATTCCATACGGCTTGGAAGTCTCCTCCTTGAATGAGTATATCCCTGGATCTGCAGACCAGGAACTCGGGATAGATCTCTACCTTTCCGTTTTTAACTCGCTCGCAGATTCGGTAGAAATCCATGAGACTCCTTACATGTAATGTTCATTTGCGTAGGCGTTCATCTGGGCCCAGATCTCGGCCTTTCGCATATCACGTGCGCCATGCAAGGGAATGGCTCGAAGCGGGAACATGGATCCGTGTCCCAGCTTCGTGTAGTCCCTAGCATTGATCCGCTCAAGGATAGAGTCGACTTCCTCCTCGCAGCGGGGATTGAACAGCGCCTCATCGTTGTAATCGTAAAGGCCGCAGTTATTCACCATCTCCCAGAAGTACCACTCCAGAGAATATGGTGTATCATCATCCTCGAGCATCATGTCCATACGCTCGGCCAAAGCGATGAACATCTCGAGCATTGAGCATTCCGTCTCACAGAGCCAGACATAAGATACGTCTCGATTCTCCTTGAGGAATGCCTTACGTAAGTCGATTCCATCCTGAGCACGGTTGATGTCATTGGCAATCGTCACTCGGAATGGGGTTTGATGCATGATCTCGAGAAGCTGCAAATATGATTGATCGGGGGACTCAGCACGCCGAGTATCCCCCGTTCGATCAACCAGCCAGTCGAAATATGAATTGTCAGGAGCCGCCTCGATCATGGTTAGTCCTCATAAGGCTGAACCCCGAGAACTGAGTGCTCGTAGGAATCGTCGAGAAGGGTGATCTCGAAGTCCGCGTGGCGGCTCATGCTCCGGACATAGATTATGGAATCAGAGGCAGATACTCCGCTGATGATGTTGTCGAACCACTCGGTATTGGCGAGCGGAACTCCACGGTTATCAGCGAAGACATCGTCCTCCATGTAGTACGTCAGCTCGACATGCTCTTGGTGGTCCTTATCCAGGTACTCCTCACGAGTAATCTGGTAGGCCTCGAAGTGCTGCCTATCAAGCGTCCGTTTGACTACCTCTTCTTGGTCGGAATCCTCCACAGGAGTCGGAGAGTAATCCACAAGAGTGTCCTGTACCACTGACTCAGGATCGGGTTCGCTACTCGGAGAATCAGTTCCCTCTCCCACCGGATCTTTGTGTCGCGACTCAGCAATTTCCTTCAACTCCTTGTTAATCTCGATCGTTGCTTCCTGGAAATCCTTCTCGAACTTACGAGCAAGGACAATGTAAACACCAACACCACCGGAGATCGCCCCCGCTGCAAAATATAGAATCTTGTCAAGCATGGAGACCTCAGATCTTGTCGTACATGACGCCATCGACGTTGAAGTCCAGCGCCCACTTCGTCACAAGACGACCGTTCTGGTCCTCACCCTCGAACATACCATCATAGATTCCGAAGTCGACGAAGTCATCTCCGTTACCCTTGACCCAGCCAGTGACAGCACCAGCAGGCGTGTGAGGGAATCCGAGCATCTTGTAGACCTCGTTGAGGAAGATGTGTCCACGGGACTGAAGAATATCATTCGCATACTGCTGCTGGCAATCCAGGTGCAGCTTTGCGAGATCCTCGTCTGCAGACCAGTTGTGGTTGTCGGGGCCGAACACCACCCCGTAGGGAGAAACACCTCCATCCGTGTTCGCAACGGCCTCGAGATCCACAGAGTCGCCCGTGAGCTCCTCCTGGGTCTTGGCATGGATGGCCTCAAGAACGGCCTCCTTACCAAACTTCTCCTCGACCTTCTTCTTGTAAGTCTTGAATGCCTGGTCGACAGCGGCATAAGCTGCAGCAAGGGAGGCATTCCGCTTAAGCATAATCCCGTGGCCAGTAGCCAGGGATACGATAGATGCAGTACCGAGAATAAGCGCAGGGGCATACAGCTTGGTGAGCTTGGTGAACATCCGGGTGTAGAGGATGGTCTTGTCGTGGAGAGCGTCCTTGTCAGTAAGCGTTCCACCCTCGACCGCCTCATGAACCTTCACGAGAAGAGATGCCTCCTCAGCGATGGTCTCCTCGACCTTCAGAGTGGCCTTAGATGCCAGAATGGTGGTTCCAATGAAACCAGCGGTTCCGGCGGCGGTAAGGATCGTGGGGGCATGCTTACTGAGCACCAGTCCAGCCCGACCAGCAACTCGAGTGAATACGGAGAGATTCATTTGATACGTCCTGCTTTCTTGAGTCGGAGATAGATTGCGATTACCTGGTCGTCTTCCATGCGTTCAACGCGTCGACGCCATTTGTCTGAGTATGGGAATGCGGCTATGAGTTCTAGCCGGATCTGTCTAGGATTCATCGTGAGCTCACGTGATCTGGTTTTGGAAGCTGAAGCATGTAACCATGTCGGCTACGGATTACCGACATGTTCCGGGACGAAGTCCATCCCCAGTTTTCATCGGTATACTCGGTCGTGATACCACAGAGGTCGTACAAGTCGGCCACGGTGGCGAGGTTGTACTCGTCGATAATGTCCTCAAGGCGGTTGAGAACGAGGTAGGCTTCATCTCGGGATTCCAGCTCGATGTCGGAGAAGTCATGGTAACGCCGATTCCGAGAAGATGCAGGTCTAGAAGAGCCCGGTGACATTCCGTTCCGAGAGTAAGAGCCGTAAGAAATCCTGGATCCTCCGGATGAGGAACGTGCTGACCTAGGAGCTGACTCTCCGAATAGGAGACGTTCCACGCCTTGCGAAACAAGGTCTGATAGTGTGTTTTTGAGTGCCGGGATAGCAACGTCGTAGATGAGATACTCGCCGACATTGTGGATGTCCTCTCCGACGAAAGCTGAGAATGCCTTTGTAGCAAACCCAGACTTCTTCTTAGTGACTGGTGCCTTTGTGACCTGATCGAGCTTCTTGCGTTCGGTTGTCTTGCTGTTTGAGGGTAGATTGGGACGAATAGGTGCATTCGCCATAGTGTGTCCTTTCAGGAGTGAGGGGGCCCAGATTTCTCCAGGCCCCCTCCGAATATGATCAGTTGCTTGTGAGCTCCTCCAGCTTCTGCTGAGCCTTCTGGAACTCCTCGTCCTTCTTGACCTGCTCCATGATCTTCTCAGGGAAGATTCCGGTCAGTAGATCAACGGCGAAGTTACCGTCATTGAGCATCTTCTCGAAGAGTGCCTCATAGAGGGGGCCATTGAGGAAGTTGTCTCGGATAACCTCGGACTTGACGAATCGCTCACCCTGACGCTCGCCATAGGCGGAGCCCAGAACATCGTCGATGAACTCGACAATGGTGTAGACGTCTTCAGCAGTCTTAGCCGATTTGAGATACTCTCGGAAAGAATTGATCCCATCATACTTCTTGACGAAGTCCATCATCTCTCGACGGGACATGTTGAAGTAGAGAGTCTGAGTGGTAATCTCGTCGTTGAAGAGGCTTCGGGCTCGGATAGTGGCCTTGAACATGTGGTTTCCTTTCAGTCAAAAGCCTATATCCCAGGATAGGGATATAGGAGTGTCACTTGGTCGAACGTTCGGTGGTCTCATCGTCCTGAGACTTACCGGAAACAATGTTGTTTCCAGCGAGCCAGGTGGACTGGTGAGAGGTGTAGGGTAGAATGAACATTTTGGAGTCCTTTCAAGTGGGGGTTCATTATACCCGTGGTTTGTCACGCGATCTTGAAATAATTCTCCTTCGGCGCGACTAGGAAATCGATGGTTAGGACAGGCTCCCCCTTTGGGGAAATTTGAGATCCGAATTCCACACTGAGGGAGTTGGGATCAGACCAACCAACAAGCTCACCGGCGGACACCGGCGGAAGCCCAAGTCCGGTGTAGAACTCGTTAAGGGAAGCGTAGCACTCTGAATTGAGCTGTCCATTGATGTTGTTCTCGACTCTGCGAATGGACTCAATGTCAGACCGGAAATACCGCCCCGAGAAAGTATCGTAGCACAGAACATCTCCTGATACGGCCACAAGTACCGTTCCGGGAAGTGGTTGACCAGCCTCCCGAATCGATTTCTCTGCAATGCGGGCCTTAACCTCCTCCACTGCCTTCGGGCCACCCACATCCTCCAGCGCTTGGCGGTATCGTCTAAACGCCGCTTCGCTACCTGAGTATGCAAGTGCGAATGCCGCTCCACGAGCATACTGGATACGGTTCGCCGAGATAATCGATACCAGAGTGCATACGCCTGCGATGGCCGGGGGAATATATACTCGATACGATACTGAAAACTTCTCCTTCCACGAGAGGTCTTCGGGTGAGCGAAGATTGGCCTCACAGTAGTCAGAGATTTTCTCAACTGCGAGCGTTGTAGACTTTGCCGTGAGAATGGCCGTAGCAACGGTCCCGACGCATGCCGAGGCCGTGAGAATAGCCGGCGCGTTTGCCTTGATGAGTCGCGCACAATTGTTTGCATTGATCACTTCTCCTCCTTCTTAGTCTTTTCTTGTCGAGCCATTTCGAGAGACAGCTTGGTAAGACCAGCGGCAACTTCCATTCGGATAAGAGACTCGATGTCCTTTCGTCCAAGGAGTCCCTGCTCGCCCATATACTGTTTGATAAGTCGCTGGGCATCACTGTTAAGGATGAAACTGCCAGACATCCCCCTTTCGCCCTTAGGTCCCTCACTTCCGCGGGGGCCTTTCGGTCCCTGAGGTCCAGGAGGTCCCTCAATGACCTTAACCTTACACCACTCTTTCTTGAGAATATAGGTGAATACTCGGAAGATGATGGCCATGAGGTTGATCCACAAGATGGGGATTGTGATCGCCCCGATAATATACAGGGTCCACCAGATGATAGTCATGAGTGCTTCATTTCAAGTTTCTTCAGTTGTGGAGTGAGCTTCCAATTTTCTGGATTGCCGACGCAAGCGAGGATAAAGTCCGGGGTAAACTCCCAAGTACCGTTCTCTTTGGGGAAGTGTCGGAAATCAACCGAGTCTGCAGCCATTCGACGGAGGTACTCTCGTCGGGAGTCTCCTCGCTGATAGGCTCTGGCTTCTGCTGTTGGTCCATCAACGCCAAGATATAGGACGGACAGCGAGTCTCCGACAATGATATCGGTGTGTCGAGCCAAGAACTCCATGGTTCCTCCGACTGTGAGGACGACCACTCGATTAGGCCGACCGTGCCGTCGGGTAACCTCGTCACGCGGAACTCCGTATCTCCAGCCGCGGAAGACTTCAGTGCAGATAAGATCTCCTTTTCGTTCCCACTCGGCAAAGGCAGGATCCTTGAGGAAGAAGTAGGCAGAAGCGTCTTCTCCCATACGTCGAGGGCGTGTGGTGGCAGATCGAACAGCATAGAACCCCTCCTTCACGAGATCCTTCTGGAATGTAGTTTTGCCCGAACAGCTTGGACCGAGTAAAATGGTCAGCATTGTGTCTCCTTTCTTGTTGGGCAAAGCCTATACCCCATGGTGGGGTATAGAGCTGGATTACCAGCGATTGAGTCGGCGCTCACGTCGGTTAACGTAGCGCTGCTGTACAGACAGCACGTGCTTCATCCTATTGTTAGCGCCATTGCCGATAAAGCAAGAGGCGAGAACAATACCGAGGAAGAAGAGTGAAGTCTTGACAACAGAAACAACGATGCGGGTCATGAGTGTGTCCTTTCAAACGGAGGGGTTTCAATATACACCCCGTTTTTCTCGCGTCATTCGGAGATGAGGATTAGAAATATGAATCCGCTCAAGAACGTAGTCACCATGACGCAGATCCCGAGTGCAATCTTGATGAGGATGGGGAGGGTAGCGATAATCAGGATTGCCGATGAGAGTCCCAATAGAATGAGGAACAAAAGCAGCAGAATTGTGGCGATTGCAACTTCAGAATTATTCATATCAGTCGTCCATTTCCATAGCAACAAATGCGAGGAATGTTAAGCCAACCACTCCGAGTGCGACTTGGAAGAATACTCGCTCGGGCAATGGAGCTGGGAATTTGTCCCAGATCACCCACATCAATGCAGCGTGAAAAGCCGTTAGCCCGGCAAGAAAAATGAACTTGAAGAGTCGGTCCATGGTGTGCTCCTTTCAAAAACCTATAGCCCGTGTTAGGGGCTATAGGGGTGAGATGTCAGTCTTCAGAGTCGTCGGACTCGACGTCATCCGCTTCGTCCAAGTCGTCGTGCTCGAGTTCCTCAGGATTCTCGATCTCCGGCACAGAGCGAATTGCCATGACGGTGAGCGCGGCAGAGGCTGCAAAGATAGCAGCTCCAGCAGCGATCTTCTTGGCGTTTCGCTTGAGTGCAGGAACGAGGTTCTCCTTGTGGAACTTGAACTCGACAACAGGGGCGTCGGTAGCGGTGTCGTTGGTGTCCATGGTGGTATCCTTTCAGATAGAGGGGTCTCATATAAGGGCCAGTTTTTATCGCGAAAGCCTATACCCCAAGTTAATGGGGTACGGCGATAGACTAGCGTCGGTAGAGCGGGAGCTTGTCTAGCTCTTGTTCTCTCTTTAGCTTGTCAAGTTTCTCCTTCAGAATCTTGTTGTCGCACAGCAACCAGTCGACTTTGGATCGATAGACCGAGGTCTTGTGGATCTGTTCGTTGTAGGCGATTCCATAGAAGAGGGTGAGCAAAGAGGTGATGGCGAGAGCAATGTAAAGCATAGTGCTTCCTTTCTAGGGTCTTCAATATACACGTGGATTATCTCACGAAAAAAAAAGAAAGCCTAGATCCCATGGCGGGATCTTTGGCTGAAGGTAGTAGGGATATCAGTTCCACTGCTTCTTCTTACCGAATGCCTCGGCAACCAGCAGAAGGGCGCTGAGGATGACGAAGGGCATAGCGATGAGAGCAACGAGAGTGAACATGAGTGTGTCCTTTCGGAGTAGGGTCTTCAATATAGTGCGTGTTATTTTTGCGACTCCTGTGACTAATGTGACGAAAAAACTAAACGCCGGGAAAATTTGGCGTTTAGTCTTTTGTACTCAGACGAGCACAGGGATGTGGAGGTACTGAGAGCAGTATTCCTCAATCGTCAGGTCGGTAGCGGAAACTTCGTCGAGGAAGTCGAGCATAGCCTGAGCGTTTGCGGCGTTGAACTGGTCCATTGTACTAGTCCTTTCTAGTGGTCTGGGTTTCAATATAATCGCCGTTTTTCTCGCGTAGACAAAAAAAGATAAGCCAAGCCCCCCATGCGTATAGCACAGGGGGCCTGACGAATCTCAGAAGGGTTTAACCTTCATGATCAGTCCGAATGCCTTGGAGGAAACTACCGCAAGGCGCTCGTAATGGAGCACTGCCAAGATTCCTGCGAATGAGGTTGCTGCACCGAGAATCGCATCTTTGCTGAGCTTCTTACTTTCGCCAAGGGCTTTGGCTTTAGCAAGAGTCTCAACATTTCGAGCGATGGTAGTGTAGTCCTCACTAGCGGGATCATGGAGCTCGGCTTCCTTGAGAGCGGCTTCAATGGTGTCCTGAATAGGATCGGTCTTCATATGTGGCTCCTTTCTAGGGGTTCAATATAGGCCAGGTTTTTCTCGCTTAAACCTGCTTGACGTCCAGAGTCACCTTCCCATTCCGGAGCATCTCAGCGACCGGCTGCTCGAATGCAGCGTGCATGTCCTGATTCTCCGAGACATGAAGAGTCCCAGAGACGTTGTTCCCTGTGTACTTGGCAGAAGAAACGCCAAGTAATACGCCCAAGAAGGTATCAATAGCAGCGATAGTGCCCGCAACCTCAGTGGGGTTCGGGAGGTTCCACAGAGCAGCCAGAGTGAGGTACAGCGCAGAGGTGGCCGGGAGGGCAACCAGAGCAACCCATTTGAGGATGTCGTAGGAACGGTTCTTCATATTACTCTCCTTGAGATGCTTAGCCATCTTGTTTACTTCTCTTTGCTGGTGGACGGGATGAGGGGACCACCGGGAGTCTCTTGACCTCATCGACGATCCTTTCGGCAAGCCCATTACCTCCAAACTCGGAGTAAGGCTCGTAGAGGTATTTCATGAAATCCTCATACTCGTCGAGGGTAAGAAACCCCCGGTGGATGTATGTCTTTCCGACATACACAATTCGATCATGCGCCATACCCAGCAACAACCGTGTATTTGCGGACTTTCGTTCCTGTCTCCGCTGCATATACAGCCAGAATCCTGAGGATCCGAAGAGAGACAGTACTATCGCGATCGTAATGTCCAGCAAAGGATTGAAGCCGAACGATTGCATGATTTCCTTATGCGGTGATGACTACATATGGGCGAACCCCATATGAGTAGGTGACAGGCGCAGCATTGACGATACCAGTGGAATCCAGGAAGAACGCGCTCGTAGAGTTGGCGATATCCTGGAGCCAGATAGCCGTCTTGGCCGAGGTGATGTACTGCGGGTTCAGGTGGAACATAGGAAGCTGACCCTGAGCCGCCGTTGAGAAGTCATATCGGCGCTGTGTGTATGCCTGGGCATACGACTGAACCGTCTGACCGAAGAGCATGCGCTCCGTCAGCAAGGCCGCCAGAGAGGTGCCTTCCCAGTCCCAGCTCGTAACAATACCATCATCTGCCGTCTTTGAAACACGGTGCCAAGGGCAGTTCAGGTTATTGCCGAACATAGCCTTGAGTCGGTCGATGGTGCTCGAGATAGCTGGTGCCTTCTTAAACAGCAGTGAGTTCATGTAACCATCAGACGTTGATCCAGTACCCCATGGTGCATTCACTAGCGAGGTGTCTGGAATAAGGACCATGTGAGGCCTATCCCAAGCGCTCGGACCGATGTTGCGCCAGTAGTCGAATCCAGCGACACGCCACTTCACACCACCGATAGTCCAGTAATCCCCTACGTAGATCCCTCGGAAGGTCCCCGCACGGATAGCAGACTGCTGATCTGTACTCAGAACCGTGCCAAGGTGATCACCACGCCAAATAGAGTTGTGGATACCAGCGTTACCCTGATCCAGCATATCATACAGCGTGTTACGGTTCTTGAGTTTGTTGTCGATATTAGTCAGCGTACCCGTCCAGGAGTTGAACGCCACAATAGTGTCATTTAGACGCTTCTTCTCCGCATCAACGGTAGACTTGAGGGATGCAATCTCCACATTCGGATTCCCCTGAGCGCCCTTCTCTAGTGCCTCACGGACCGATGCAAACCACGTATCGAACTGAGCTTGAAGCTTGTTTTGAAGGGCCTCAACGTCGACCGTCATGTTGGGGGCAGTAACCCAGGGGCACTGCTTAGTCCCGACAAGGCTTGTGATCTCAGCATTGGTGATGCTAGTGGCCCCGCCATACACATCTACAACCGCGATCGGCAAATATGAATAGCCAGACCAACTTGGGACGACCGGGATCTTAACGCCGGGACCCTTAGGCGCTGGGACTCCCGCGATCACAGAAAGAGATCCAGCACGAGCACTCGAGTTGTTGTTGATAACAAGGCAAATAAGATCCTTGCGGTCGAAGGAAGGATGTGCTGGGTTGGGAGTCACCGTCTCGAAACTTGTTAGCTCGATATACTTGGATCCAACCCAGGCCTTTCCTGTGTCGACTCGGACACTCATGCCGCTTCTAGCGGAAGTGCAGAGGAACTGATTGCCATAGTTGGCAAACACCCCCTGCTGGATGATTCCATCCATAAGCTTCCCGAAGTCTTCGGCGTCATACTTTCGGTCGCCGTTTACCGAGTTATAGAACCCGGAAATGATTGCCATTATCTGCTCCTATTAGCTCGGTATGTATTCTCGGGCGAGTACTCGATGGTGACCCGCTTACCTTCGCCCTTCCACTTCTCGGCATATCCGGTGAATGCGGGAGTCATAGTGTAACCAGAAGAATCCCATGACTCGGTTACCTCGGTAATCTGTAGATCGATCTGCCGCTGTGAGGCATATGTCTCCCAGTTTATGGGGGCGTTCGGCTCCCGCATGGTTTGACGAAGATCATGGCCCGGATCCGGAATATACCGAAATACATCTCCAACAAAGAAGTCTTGATTGTATTTCAGATTTCCACCAAAGCCGTCGAGCTTTGCACTATACTCCATTACGGGGGTATATTCGTTAGCTTTCTCCGCAGCAAGGGCTACGAAATAATATGGGTCCGAGTAATCATTGACTGTGAGTCCAGTCTTCGGGTCCTTTACTTTTCCGTCTTTGCTATTCGGATCGATGACTTTATGATCAGAACTATTATCCCAGACTGCTTCTCGTCTAAGTAAAGGGACTTCTTTACGAATGGTCAGAACATTAGCCCAGGACTTCCCGTTTACGAGGTGATTTGGGTCGATCAAATAGTGTTCGTATACCTCATATACCGAAGAGTACTTCTTTCGGTTACTCCATAGATACTCGAAATCTTTGATGTCATCATCGCCTGGAGAAAGTACTAGCGGCTCCACCAAATATGGAGACTCCATATCTACCCAGAATCCACCATTGCGCATTCGAATGCGATAGAACATCGGAAAGCCATTTGGCTTAACCATATTCAGAAACATGCGGGCATATTTTGAGACGTAATCTCTTTTAATGACCAGTCCTGCCTCATCGCTCCAGTCACCATCAAAGTCTGCGATATTAGGCTTGATGTAGGAATTGATGGAGGTGTCCCTATGAACATTAAAGCCTGGAATCTTTCTTGATGGGTATGCTCCGGAACCAAAGTTCTCATGAAGCATCGTCTCCAGCGCCCACTGAGGGTCGAAGTACTCACTCTTATTGACAAGAACCTGTTGCTTATTCTCGATAATACGCCATTCTAGCATGCTCTCTAGACTTCGACCGGAATACTCCTGCATGAATCCTCCGGACTCAACCTGTGTGGCATGTATGTCCTCACAGATCATTACGAAGTCCGAGTCATCTCGCATGAAGACGCCATATGTTCCGAATCTAGGCTCAATCTTCTCGGACAGGATCCGCAGCTTAAATTCGCCGTAATCATGAGAACGCTCAGTCCAAGAAAGCGACTCAAACCCTTCAATTTCGATCCAGTTTGTCCCGATCTCCTCATTGGGATTCCTAATCGGGAGCCAGCGCAAGTCTGGACAGAAGAATAGACGCATCAGATCCCCCTGTACTGAGGCTCATACTCGATTACAAGTTCGACCGAGTCCTCAATAGTATATAAGCCATCCGGGCGCTGATACTCAAGCCGGAAATCGTTAATTCCAGGATAAATATACATCCAAGAACTGTCCCAAGTCTGTACGCCATATGCAGCAGAATATACGTTGCTGGCATTGATATGCGTGATAGACTTCAGACCATAACGTGAATCAATGATCAGACGTTCCCCAGCAAGGAATGGGGTTTCCTTGAAGAATCGCATCTGCTCATTAGCCATCGTATTAGTAATACGAAGGTTCTTGACATCACCCTTGAAGGTGAGTGTCATCAGGACGCCAGTCTTAACATCCCCAAGGTTAGTGATTCGCTTAGAGCGAGTCCATCCAATCTCGCCAAAGACAATATCCTTCGGAGGCGCATCAGAGTGGAATGGGAACTCGAACTTCGGCTCCTCAGCAGCGAGACCCGCAATGACCTCCTTGATAGAGGAAAGCCCAGACCAATATGGACTGAGAGAGATGAGCGAGACATTCATCTCGACCTGATCTGAGAAAATATCTGTCTCACAAGACTCAACGTAGAACCGAGCCTTAACATTTCGAAACTCTGTCTCAACCTCCATTGTGAGCTCTTGGGTCACGACGAAGTAATTGTAGAGCTTCTGTCGAATCTGCTCGATATTGTCCCCATAGGGGACCAGGGTCATCGTCACATTACGACGAGAGAGCCTGGCCCCCTTGAAGAACGACCGGTTACCCGTAGCAAAATACTCCATTGACAGCTCGCCCTTAGTAGGGCCAAGGCCGTCAATATCCTTGATCACGACCTCTTGGGACCAGGGGTCTGTGAGTGACAATGTCATTCGATCATACCCATCCGGGTCGATCGTGATACTTCGGATCATGAGCTGAGTATCCTCCTTGCACGGGCTAGCTGGTTGTGTGTCTGCCTGTAGATCTCGGCCTCGCTAAGAGACTCAGGCGAGTAGTTGTTCTGGTTGAACGTAACGTTAGTGACTGGGTTAGTCGGCGCCTGTCCAGGATCTGTCTCGAGGTTTAGCTTCGGTCTGGCGCCATTGGCGAGATTGGTGGACACACCAAGGCTCCCGCCAAGCCCATTGATCGCCTGGGCCTGCTTCTGCAACTCCTCGAGATCCAGAACGGGCTTGATGTTCGGCTGGAATGAAGGATCGTCCTCAACAAGTTCATTAACCTTGTCAAAGGATTCCTTCATGGCCTCATAGGCCGCATTAGCCATGCCAACTGAAGCAGCCTCGACTCGATCTGTGGACTTTTCGATACCGATAGCCAGACCCTCGCCAACGTAGTGACCAAAGCCCCTCATCAGTCGCGAAGGAGACTTAATTCCAAAGAAGTCCTTCGCGCCGTTGTAGGCTTTGGAGCACAGGTTGACGAGCTCGTCCTTAACCTCACTGGCCTTATCGAGCAGACCACCCGTGATACCGTTCACAATGGCGTAAGCGATGTCAATACCCTTCTGACGGATCTGCGGGGCATACTTTGTGATCGCCTGCTCGATACCATCTAGGAACTTAACGATTGTCTCGCCAGCCTTATCAAGGATCTTCGGGAAGCTATTGCCAATACCATCCAGGAATGCAATGATCAAGTTTGTACCGGCGTCAATAACGTCTGGAAGCTTGTTTGCAATACCCTGAATAAATTTGGCAATGGTCCCTGCTGCCTTCTCGCCGAACTCTTCTGCATGGCTGTCGATCTCGGTCATAAGCGCCTGGATCAAGACAAATAATGCATGCACAACACCGGGCGTATTTACCACAATCGCATAGATCGCAGCTGCCATTAGCTGTGCTATAGCCACACCAATCTCCGGAGCCTTGGATCCGAGAGTGATAATGAAGTTGGCGATAGCATTAGCCAAGTCGATCGCTAGCTGTGGGAGCAACGCACTAAGCATTTTGATACCCTCAGCCAAGACCACGAATGCCGCAGCGCCTGCGGTAGCCGCAATACCCAGAATCAGAGCAAAGCCGGCCAGAGCGATAGACACCGGAAGCATCGCGATGCCGAGTGCGATTAGAACCGCAGTAAGGATGATCAATCCTGGCGCCACCATCTGTGCAACCCAAGCCGCAGCCAACATAATCGCTAGACCACCAGCCAGAGCGATCAAACCAGCGGCAATCTGTATCCAGCTAAGTTCAGCGAGACTCTTGAGCGAGTTGCCAAAGATGGCGACTGCGACCGCCGCAATAGACAACGCGATCGCTCCGG